CCTGAACTGTCTGTTCCTAAAGCACTACTATTTTCTCCTTTTAAGAAGAAGCCATTAGTTCCGTAAGTAACACTCGGCGAAGTTTTGGCTTTCCAGTTACCAGTTGTAGAATCCGTTTCGCCAAAAGCTGATGCATCATAAGCTGTGCCATCTATGAAGTGAAAGTGTGACATTAATCCAGCAAAGTAATCTGAATTTTCAAATTTTCTTCCTATGTAATTGGTAGCACTTGAAGTGTTGTATCCTAAATCAACACTTGAAGTTGGATTTGCTCTTGCAGAAAAAGAAGTGACTTGTTCTCCATTAATATATAACTTTTGCCTATCATCAGCAGTTCCTACAGTTGTATCTACTGATAAAACAATGTGGTAAAAAGCACCCACATCTCTGAATACTTGATTAGTTCTAAATCCAAATCCACTACCATTACTTTCTGAATAAAATTGAAGAGCAGTAGTGCTGTCATCTCTAAAACGCAAACTTATATAATAAGATGTGCTATGATAAAATTCCATTATTCTAGGAATACCAGTAGATAAAGAACTTCTTTTTAACCAAGTTGAAATAGTAAATTTAGTTCCGCTTCCAGCACTAGAATTTGTTCTTGTTAAATAAGTTGTAGCCATTAGTTAAATTGTATTCCGTTGTTAATTCCTACTGATAGTGTGATAGTAAATACTCTATCAACAGTTTGAGTTTCCACGTCTGTTGCTCTTAAAGTAAATGTAAAAACTGTTTCTGCTGTTTGACTTCCACTCTCAGTTCCACTTATCACACCAGTAGAAGTATTTAAAGTAATTCCTGTTGGAAAAGCACCTGATAAAAGAGAATACGTTATAGCAGAATCAGAACTTGCTACTACAGTCGCAGAAAATGTAGCACCTTTAGATACTGAACCAATTGAGCCTGAAGCAGTTGTCCAAGTAGGAGCATCGCTAACAGTTAATAAAGCGTTGCTAGAACGAACTGCACCACCATCAGGATTTTCTACTCTGATAAAATATGTTCCGTCAACTGGTAAAGTTACATTAATAGTTAATTGTGTTGCCGAATCTCTTGTTACTGAGTTAGCTAATATAATTGCACCAGTAGTAGATATGATTTCTACATTTGGTGTAATTACAAAATTTGTTCCTGTGATGACTATGTTAGAAGCTGTGTTCTCTACTGATTGAGGAGCAATAGAAGTAATAGTTGGTAGAGTTGCTTCTGTACCAGCTAAAACAACTGTGTCATTTGTTTGATTAAATGTTCCTATGTTAATCCAAGCATCATTATCAGCATTACGAATCTTAAGAATATTATTAGAAGTATCATACCACCATTGATAAGCATAAGTAGTAGTTGGAGAAGAAGAACCACTATTATTACTTACTATTGCTGATAAGCCATTGTTTAAATCAGACCTTGTACTAGGAAAAGTTTGGTTATTTATTATGTAATCGTGTTGAGCCATTAAAATCCTTTTGCAATCATGTCAAATGTTCTTGATATTGCTGTATCACTAGAATTTCTAAAAGTCACTTGAAAATTACTTATAGTCTTATTAGTAACTACAAAATAGTCTCCTGTTGCCATATTTTCTCCAGTAATGCCTACTGCGTAATTAACTGTTTTAAACGGACTTGTAAAGGTTACTGTTTTAGTAGTAGCACCACTAACAACATCATTTTGACTTTGTATTCTATCTTCCATGTCAATAGTAACAGAAGAAGCACTTACTACTGGTGTAGTTAATCCATCTCTTGATATTAAGACCAATCTAAATTTATAAAAACGACTTGTATAATCTCCAATAACAAAGTTTCTAAATGCAGTAAAGTTTGTGCCATCATCTGATAAAGCAATCTCTAAATGTGCGTTTGAGTTAGCTACTGAATCTCCATCAAATGAACCTGTCGCATCATCAAATAATCCAGTTTTAGAATCAAATAAGTCAGTTGGGTCTTCTGCAAACTGAGTAATAGAACCTGTTACCCTTGAAGTATGCACTGCACCAATGTCAATAGGTGCTGAAAAATCGTAAGTTCCATTTGAAGATAGGGAAGTAAGTTTTAATCTTTGATCAGATAAAGTAATATTAGTTTTAGTACCAGTAAAATTAGGATTTTCAGTCTGTGTTGTAATGTTATTAAAGTTTCCAATAGTAGATACATTGGTTGCAATAATAGTTTCATTAATACTAAAGTTTCCAAGCTTATCTACCGCCTTGATTAAATATGAACCTACCCTTGCTGGTACGGAAATTGATGTTGCTGGTCTTGATACTTTTTCAACTAAGGATACTGAGTTCTGCCACTCAGCACCTTGTACTAAAGTTGAATACCTAATTTGATAATAAGCAAGGTCAAGGTCTGTTACCGCTTCCCAACTTAGATGTGCTTCTTGTCCTAAAATATTACATGAAAAATCTGTTACTGTGCTTGGTGGAGCAACCGCACCTACAATTGTTCTATTAGCAGATACATAAGTAGAGGTAGCACCAATAGTTGAAATTGCTTTTACTCTTACATTATAAGTATCTTGGTCAATTACATTCAATACTCTTTGATTTAATCCAGTACCTTGTCCATGTATTTGAAAATCAGACTCAGAACTTTTTTTATATTCAACTTGATAATATTCTACAAAAGAATCAGGACTAGCACCTATTTGAATATCTAGTGCTACAATAACTGTTCCATCATTGTATTGAATAAGTTGATCTGACAAAGTTAAACTTGCTGGAGGTTGAACATTAAAGGGATTAGGTAAAATGCTATCAGCAATCGTTGGTTCTTCTGACTTAGTACTCCATGCGTAAAAATTATCTTGGTGTTCAAATAATTGTACATCAACAGTTAAATCTTCATTAATAGTTAATCCCTGTACCACAAATGGTTTAGCATTAAATCCACCACTAGGGTAAGTAATCGCTACAATTTCTCCAATAGATAAATCTAAAAATTCAGAAGTTAATCTTAATTGTACTTGTAATTGGTTTCTTGATCTTCTTAGAATAACTTCACATAATGCTTCTGTTTGATAAGGACTCGTAACATTCTTAAATTCAAAATCTCCTTCAAGTAAAGTTCCATTATCTGCTGTTACCATTGTTGCGTGCCTGTCTGCTACTGGTAAGCTTGAATCATCTGCTGGTGGATAGGATATAGTGTCTAATTGAAAATTCTTTTCTGGGTTAGTAAATGTTCCTAATACTCTATTATATTTACTTCCTTTTCTTTCCCCTAAAACTTTTGCACCACCTACAACATTATCTGAAGTAATTGTCTTGACTGCTGATCCCGTTCCTTCAATTTTTAATTTATAATTTCCTAATGTGTAAGTAAAAAATGCTCTCATTGGGTTTAACAGTTTCTTTACATTTTCAAAAACTTTTTGAGAGGTATCTATAACTGCATTCGTATCAAATAGATTAATATCTGAAGCACCTGAATAAGGAGTTTCTTGAGTTTCGCAAGTTGTTGCAGAGGTAGCAAAAGAAGCAAAGTTTGTTTCAAAAGCAGAGTCTGGTAATCCTTTTCCATATCTATTATTTCTTAAGTAATCTAATAAACATAAAGCTGGATTAGAAGAAAATACTGTGCTGTTGTCTCTTGGGTCAAAAACTTTTCTTCCTTGAACTATAACTTTTACGTCAGGTATATTTCCAAATACATCTTGATTCCATTTAAACCTAATAGCAACATAAGCTACTCCAGATAGTTTGTGTGCAGAAGTCCAGTTGGTTAGGGTAGATAAAACACTAGAAGCTACTTGGTTATCTTTACCCATAAATGCTTGTGCCTGAATATGACTTGCTCCATCTTTGTAAAAATTAGAATCTGAAGAAGCAACTTCTCTTACTGTTCCATGAGTTAATGCACCATCAAAGGTAACTACTTTATCATCAATAGAAATAGAGGTAATTGCATTGACTTCTCCTTCAGCAAGAACACCAGCTATATAAAGATAGCTATTATCAGTTCCACTAGACTCCATTAGAACTCTAGTAATACCAACTTGCCTTGTTCCGTATATTATTGGGATTTGTGCATTGTTTGAAGATTTATTTACTAGAACTCCTTTTTCTTCTTCAGGAGTATCAAACTCAGGAATATCAGGAATAGGTATAAGCCAAGATATAAAACTCTCAACAATACTTACAACTGCTTCAACTATACCACCCATTATGCGTGAAACTCCCTTTTAAACTTTTTACCAACTCTATAAATGCTTGAGTCAGTTCTTAACCAATTAATAGACTCATCTTTTTGCATGATATCTTTAAAATGATTGTAAATATCTCTCATCATAGAGAAGGTATTTTTAATAGATACAATTTCTATCAACCAAATATTATTGCCTGACTTCCACTCATTAGGTTTAATCTTACCTTGAGCCTTAAATCTTTTTTCTGTTAAGTCGTGTATGTAAGCCCAATTAACAAATCCTACTAACTTATCTCCATCATAAAACTTTTGACATTGCCTTAGACTTATAGAAGGCATTAAATACAATCTTAAATCTGCATCAGAAATAGAATCGTACTTCTTAAAGTTTCTAAACAGTTCTACAATATCTTGCATTATACTCTACCCCATTTAATGTCTTGAGTTGTTTGTGAAGCAAAATCAAAACCCACATCATTAACAAAATGTAATTGTTGTGATCCAGTATTAGTTTTTCTTCCTTCTACCTTCTCAAAGTCTGACCAATGAGAAGTAACTACAATATCTACATCTGATTTTTCTAAAGTTTCACTAATACCAAAGCTTTCAATCTTACCTTTAAATAATAAAAATGGATCAGCAATAACAGCTTGGTTAGCATCTAAGAAACCTTTATAAATTTCTACATCTCTTTCAATATATTCGTTGTTTAAAAATAGAGATATAATGGTTTGATCTGCACCAGTAAATTTAAGAGTTATATTACTTACATTTAATTCCGAAGATTCGGAAACTGTACTAATGTCTAAAAATAAAGAGGAAGCTGTGTAGGTATTAGAATCAAAAGTTATATCTTTATAATGATCTGTGAATCTTGATCCTGATCCTACACCTAAATAAATTAATGTAACTGGATTTAGTGAGTCTGTAGCAAGTTCATTATTAACTGCTGTCGTTAATCCTCTAGCCATTATAAACTCTCTG